GTATCATTATACCAATTAATTGATAAATCAATGATATATTTATCTTCAAATGATTGAAATGAATTTATTCCAAATGTTTGTTCAACTGATGGTGATCCTAATGTTAAAAACCTGCCTAATGCACACCCATTTTCATCTTTTATTGAAAATTTTGAAATATGCTGAACATCTGTATCTATATCAATCCAGTTCTTAAATTTGGCAATATTGGAATTATAATCTTCAACAGAAAATTTCCAGTTATCAATCCATGATTCCTTATTCCCAAAATCCTGATGCATGGTGATCTTCTTTGCAGGATCTTGAAAGAATAATCCACCACCTTCAACATCTGAAATATTTGTTAATGCGCCTGTTCTGCTTAATAGCTGATCAGGTGTTTTTGTGATATGATCCTTATCAACATAACCTGAAAAATATCTTCCATCAATTTCATTATTGATAAGATCAAAAGGTCTGTAAATATCTAATATTCCATCTTTCTGCTTTATTATAGCATTATAACTCTTTAGAATAATTTCCAATACTTCATAACAATACATTCCTGCAAATAGATCCCTATCAAGATAAGCCTGATCCAATGGTGAATCATCAATATCTGAATCCATCCCAACATCATAAATATTTATAAACTCATTAAAATCAAGAATCCATATCTTCCCTAAAATATCAAATATTATTTTTGACTGCTCATATCTTCCATTGTAAAGTGTTCCTAAAGCATCATATTTAATGGTTTTCAGCAATCCTAAACAATCAGATGCTGTTATTGTAACAGGATAAGAAATCCCATCATAAGGTTCTTTATATCCTGATGAACTTATAAAACCCTTCCAATAAATATCCGAATCATAATAAATATGAACCTTATATTTCAGGCTTTTATAGTCAGCAAATTTCAACCATTGGAAATTGGAATCAGAATAAATGGTAAATGAAGCAATTGATCCTTTTATTGGTTCTTTAATGATATGATCTGATGATGATAAGTTTTCAATTATCAATGGATCGCCTGAAGCCTGGATTGATGTTATATCGCCCTGTTCTGATATATATTCAAGAATATCAATCTTCCAATTCAATGCAAGAATATCAGTCCATTCAATCCTGTTTGTAATAAACCAATCCATCTTTTAAGTGTTATCATTTAGAATTTCAGCATACCTAACAGCAGAAAAATAGATATTAGATCCAAGTAATTTCCCATCAATTTCAACTTTTATTTTTTGAGTACCAAAGGAATTTAATTTTGATAATGGAATAACCGCTTCAGGTTCTTTTCCTTCACCAATCATTGCCAATGTTGGTTTTGTAACAATTCCACCATCTGCAAGTCCTAAAAACTTTTTAAATGAACCTACTTTATATAAATCTTTTGCAATGAATACTTCAGGAAATAATAATTTCAAAATACCAAAAACAGCAGCTTTTGCAACAAGCTGTGCAAGTAATAATTTTATTGAATCCATCATTGCCTTAATCATTCCCTTGAATCCACCACCAACATTGATAAACATCTGTTCAAAGGTGTTCTGTAAAGTTGCAACCATTGAAGCCTGTTTTGATAATGAATCTGTTGTTTCATCAACAGTTGTTTTTATATTCCCTTTTTGAATACCTGCCAGATCAGGCATATTACCAAAGGAAGGAATTGTAAAACCTGTTGATGGTTGATTAATAATAACCGATTCTTTATATTTTTTATCAAGTGTTGCTAATTGTTTAACAAGCCTTACAAGTTCCTGATCACCTGCTGCAATCTTTGCCTGTACTTTTCCAAGTCCTTCAATATATGCATTAAACTGACCAGGCTTTGACATTTCATCACGAAGCATCTTAAAATCTTCAATAGTATATAATGCCATTTTTGCAATATGCAATTCAGCTTTTTTGGATTCATTAAATGCTGCACCACCTAATCTTTTTAAATACTCTAATCCTTCTATTTGTTTTTCTAATCCCTGAATGTAAACAGGATCTAATAACATTCTTTGATTCTGTGCAATTAAAGGAAGTTGTGTTATTAAATAATCAAAATACGATTCAGATTGATCAGATAATTTGGAATAGTAATTTTCATCAATTTTGGATCTCTCTTTTAGTTGCTGTACTTCCAAAGCTGTTATTTGCTTCTGATAATAAATGGCTTCCTGAAGTGCTGATTTTGCTCTACCTGGATCTATATCCATAAATTCAGCATATTCCAAACGTGCAGCCTGAAGTTTGCGTTCAAATTGACCTAATGTGATGGAATCACCAACAATGTAATCTTCCAAAGCATCCATTGCAACACCCATTTCCCTTGCTGCTGCTGCTGCTGTTTTGATATTGGTGATCAGTTGATCCCATTTACCTAAAGAAATGGAACGGTTTAATCCAAAAACAGCACCTGTTGCATAATCAGTTGCTTCCCTGAACCTGTCATTTCCAATTTCAGTTGATTTTAGAATCTTGACAAAAACACCTAATGCTTCTTTAACAACTAAAAGTGCTGCACCAACTTTTGCAATTGACATTGAAACCTGTTTAAAACTCTGTTCAGCTTCTTTTGCATTTCGCTGTGCATTCTTCTTTAGTTCATCTGTTGCTTTTTTAGCATCATTGGCTGCTGATTTATATCCCTTTGCAGATCCTGTAATTTCAACACCAACTGAAACACCACGTTTTGTTGCCATTATTTATTTGTTTTAGAATGTTTTTCCCATTCAAATTTGAATAACTTTGAAGGTTTATCAATCTCTTTTGATCCCTTGAATGTAACATAATTATAATAACAAATTGTCCTTGTTTGTTCCCATGTTCGCCTGTTTATTATATCATCATATTCATCCATTGTTTCAATGATTGCAATCATTTCATCCTGACTCATTTCATCAAGAAAATAAACTGGATCAATACCTATCCTTCCAACACAAAAACCATATACCTTTGAAATATTAACAGGTGATCCGTTTATTTTTTTTTTGTCGGATCTGCTTTTTTGCTCCAAAGTGCATTGGTGAACTGAATCATTGTTTCAGAATAATAATCATCAACAAGATCCAGAAACTGATCAAAAGAATAGTTAAAATCCTTACCTGCTGCTTTTGCACCTGCTTTTGCTGTACAATAGAAGAAGGTTAATTGTTTTTCTGTTAACCGTTTTGGATCTTCATCAATCAATGCAATGGATTCACCAATTATTGATTCATAGTCAATGATGGATCTGTTGGTGAATTTAACATGAAAAGTTGTTTCACCAATTTTGAAGCTGTTCAGCTTTGTTAGTTCCATTTTTACAATGCTTCAGGTTCTGTTATTGTGACTGATCCTGTTGCTTCTGCTGAATCATCATCAGTAACAACAACTGTATAAGTACCTGGTGGAAGATCTGCAACTGATTGTGTTGTTGATCCTGCAATATCATCCCACAAGAAGGTATAAGGTGCTGTTCCACCTTTAGGAAAACAAGCAACAAAACCATCATCAGCAGCATTTACAGAACTGTTAGTTCCCAATACACCAACCCTTAATGCTGATTCACCAGACCATGTAAATCCATCATAGTGTTGAAATGAAGCTGAATATGATGCATTATCCTGATCAGTTGCATTAATATCCATTGATGAAATGATAAAATCACCTTCAGCATAAAATTTTGTTTCATCAGGTGAACCTGCAACATCTTCTGCAAAATGCAGATGAACAGGAAGCCTATCAAGATAAGCTGTCATAATAGAAGCTAAATCTGTATAAACAACCAAAGCATCAGAAGATGCAGAAATATCCAACCTTCCAACTGCTGAAGTATTAAATTTTCCTGTGTCTTTGTTGCTTGTTGCCCTTGTTGCCATTGCCATTGTTAAAGTGTGCGAAGTTGCATTTGCAACCTTCACACCATCAATGTACATAAAGATGTCTGATCCATTAATTACTACTGCCATTTTTTTAAGTGTTAATTATTAATAATAAAAATTTCAAAACTTAATTTATTTCCAAAAACCCCATCCAAATATCCTTCTGATTGTCCTGTAACAATTATCCTTTGTGTATCTTCACCATGTTCCAGTTCCAAAGAATCCCTGACTGCTGAAACAATATTCTGAAGATCTGAATAATTATCTGTAAAACTTGATATTGAAAATTTAACCATATCACCAACCAAACCATCTTTTGTGTATTCAGGATTAATGGAATCTATTGTATAAACAATCAAAGGAAGATTAGTATTCTCATTTGCAATATATGGAAATATATTATCAGGATCAACTAAATCTGTAAGATCCGAATTTGCCTGTAAAAGTTCAACTATCAATTCACCTGGTTTAATCATCTCTTTGCTTTTTTATTTAATCTTTGAATAACCCTGTCAATTTCTGAATACCATTCTTCCGCAATCTTATCATAAACTTTTTCTTCAGTTGCATTATAAGCATTTTCAAACCAATGAACAGCATTGATTCTTCCTGTTCTTTGCTGATCACCTGCTTTTGTCCTGTAATATCCAATAACATTCCCCTTTGATTTTATTGGATGGATTGAGTTTTTAACTGCTTTAAATGTTCTGTCAACTGTTCCATTCTCTGTAAAATGACCATGCCAACCTTTTGAATCTGTTTTTCCTGCAAGCCTTGCACCAACTAAAATTGATATGTCATTAGGATTCTCAATTGCTCCTATTGATCTGTATAAATTACCCCTTGCAACTGGAACAGTTGATTGTGCAGCCTGGATCAATGGCTTTGCTGCTTTCCGATATGCAGAAGTAAATATTTTTTTCTGATCAAATGCAGAAAGATCCCTGAAAAAGTTATCAAGAATTTGATATTGTGATATATCAATATTACCTTCCATTATTCCAATTCAATTAATTCATTTTCTGATGCTCTTTGATAAAGACTTACAATGGCTGATCCTGCAAGTGCTGTATTTATAAATTCCAATACCTGTGCATTTGTTTGTGCAGTAAAGTTTTCATTGAATGTGATTGTTTTGGGTACTCCATCAACATTTAATGTCATTTCTTTATTTACAGAAGAACAATCACCAAGTCTAACGCCCATTTTTACATTTGCATTATAAGACCATTCACCAACTTCCAATCTTCCAATTGCATAATTATCTTCATAGTCACAAATTGATGAAGTCAATGCTGTTGCACCTGTTCCTGCAACACTATCAATTGAACCTGCTGTTGTTGATATGATTTTCAATGATCCACCATTTATTGCAATATTATTAAAAGATGAATTATTATCATATTTACTAATTATCGCATCATTAAGAATATATAAATTCGTTGCTGTTGGTTCATAGTATTCAGCCATATAAGTTATATTGCCATTATTTGAACCTTTGTATATATTAACTAAATTATTTAATCTTGATGTTAAGCTATCTATACGAACACCAACGCCATTTAATGCATTTATTGTACAATTAAACAGAGTTAGTTTTGCTATCTTTGAGAAACTGACGTTTGTATGCCATGCTACTACATTTATACCTTTTAATGTGCAATCTTTTAACACCATTTCTTCGCCTGTTCTTGTGCCTGTACCAAATGGTGTTCCGCCAGTACCCTCTGAATGTCCTAAATGACTTAATTCAGTATTAAATAATTCCTGTTTTCTATTAGCCCCTGAAGCATCATCAATGTGAACACAGTACCTTAAATTATATGCACTTATAAAAAAGTCTCTCATCCCTGCGTAAGCCTTAACCGCACATGGTTCGTAATATGTCTTTTGGTCAGAAGTAGATCCATCAGGAATAGAACAAACCAATCTTTTATTATTACCATTTATGTAAGTAAAATCCTTCATAGCAAAATACCAATGATAGCTACCATAGGTTTCTGCATATTCAACAAGTTCAGTTAGGGTAACATCATCATAGATAGTTAGTTTATATCTATTAAGATAATTTGCGTCGGTTATCCCTGCCAGTGCCAACGGAATTGTCTCATAGTCTTTCCCTGATCCAACAAACACCTCGTTTTCAATATTATCATAAAACTTTTCTCCATAATCTAAATAGGTAATCATTTTACAATAATCATCGTTTGATAATACATCATTGCAGATAATTATATTTCCACCAGGGTAATTAAAAATACTTTTATTATATCCTTCAAAATTTTCATAAGGTCTTATTCTCACAGTCATTGCATTACCTGAAGAATGATAAAATATATTACTTGTATCAATAGCAGCCATTTCAACACTTGCTGGCATTATTACTGCAACATTCCCCGCATCTGTTGAAAAAACAATATCATCTACATAAAATGTCCTTGTCCCTGAATCTAAATAAATAGCCAAGTAAGCATCTGGTCCAGCACCAGTAACAACAAAACTGCCTGATGTTTCTCTCCATTGACCCGTAAATATTGTAACATTCCCCTGCGGTATTTCATATCCTGAACTGTCACCTTTTCGTATAACAAATTTTGGAGTCCCAGTTCCACCACCATCAGCAAACCAAAAACTAAAGGTAATCGTCTCGCCTACTTTAGTAGGAAATACTTTGGTTTTAATCCCAGTTTGTCCAACACTATTAAGTATTATTTTTCTTGAATATGTCCCTGAATGTTTATATGCAGCACTCCTTTCATTTGTTGTTGGGGCAGTACCTAAATTATCGAAAGGATTGAAGTCATATTCCATCGTAGGATTAGTGATAAGATTATCCGTTAACGTAGCATTATCACCAACACTATTAACTAATTCAGATCCTTCTGTTGTTCCATCAGAAATAAATAAACTGATTGTTTTTAAATAACTTTCAAAAGAATATTCAACAACTTCAACAGATGTATAAACAGAATAATCATGGTATTTAAAAGCCCTGATTCTATAAAAATATTTATTCCCATCTTCAATATTATTATCAATAAAGGATTCAACACCTGGAATTGTTCTATTAATCTGTTCAAAGTTATTTCCATCAATGGATCTTTCAATTGCAATAGCATTATCATCATCATTATTAATCCATGTTAAATCAATATGATCAAAATCAAGTGCTGCCAAAAAATCTGTTGGTGGATCAATTAAAATTTCTGATAATCCATCTGATAATTTTATTAATGTCATCCTTAAAGCAACCTTTCTTCCTATCACTTCAGGAACGCCATCAATTTCAAATAGATCATTTTCGCCATCAATCTGAACCCTCATTGTTTCAACAATATCAGATCTGTATCTAACAGTTAAAATCATTGATTTTGTGTATTGCCTTTCATCATTGGTAATTGTTTTTGATCCACCTGAATATCTTATTTCCCCCCTTGTGGTGATTGTGGCAATTGGATAAGTATCAATGGAAGATCCATAATCATCCCTTGAAATAACTTTTGCGTAAAATTTAACCCTGCTTATAAGATTACCTGCTTTCACGATATTATCCAATTTTTAAAAGGTGCAATAAGAAATTTAAATGCTAAAGGAATTTCTGTAACTGAAACACCAATTGAAACAGGTTCACGAATCAAATAAAAGTGACCAACCAATAAGAACATCCCATGAAGTAACCTCAAAGGAATCATATCAGCTTCATCTTCTAAATCTGCTAAATCTGTTTCAATCTCTATTGCAACAGCATTTTCAACCATATCCATCAATGAAGATATATAATCATCATCATCATCAAAATCAACATTAAGATGTGCCTTTATATCTTCCAATACTAAATAAGTTGCCATAATTTTAAAATTTATGCATCAGTTGTTGCTGAATCTTTTTCATAATCAGACCACTTTTGATGCTTCCTGTATCGGATGCGATAAAAATATTCAGTTGCTGGTGTTAATCCTGTATCTGTGAATGTTTCAACAGCAGGATGAACTTCTGTTAATAATTGATAATCACCATCAGTTAATGATCTTTCAATCTGAATCTCTGAAGGATCTGTTGCTGCTTCAGTCCATGTTAATGTTATACTTACATCATCAACTTTTGTTGCAGTAAAATCACCACACAATTCAGGACGTACACCTGAAGATTGTGCTAATCCTGTTAAACCATAAATATTTCCCATTTTCTTTTTTATAAAAGGATGCAGGTTTAACCCTGCACCCCTGATTAAATTAATTAACTTGCTTTGATAGCAGATGATTTGAATGAATAAGCATATTCATCAAGTGTTGCACCTGCACCTGTAACACCCCTTAATCCTTTTGCATCAAAATATGCATTGATGACAATCTGAACCTGGTTTGTTTTTGCCATTGTATAAGGATCAACTGTGATGTCATAACCGCCCCATTGACCGATAACAAGATCAGCCCAATTACCAAACACCAACAGATCATCTGTTCCTGCTGTTCCTGCTGCTGCTGAAGCTGAATTGGTAATAAAACAAGGATAACCAAGAACCTTCCCATCCTTATCATAAAGAAAATCAGATCCTGCACCATTTTGTGCGATCCCTCTTAATACACCCCTTCCTGTTGCGTTGGTGATCCATCCAATTTTTCCCTGAAGTGCATTTGCAAGATCAATACCTGCAATAACTGCATTAAGAAGTGCCCATGTTGGAACAAATCCTGCTTCCTGTGCGCCTGTTGTGATTTTATAACCCATTCCAGAAGGAACAGAAGAAGATCCAATTGCAACACCTAATATTGTTGATTGCAGTTTCAAGGCTGTTGCAAGTGCAATATTATCAAGAAGCAACCGTTCTGCACCAACACCATCCTGTGCTAAAAATGTTTTTGAAACATTAACATAAGCTGTTAACCTGTTTGGTGAAAGTTCAACTTCAGTAAATGCTCCACCACCATCAGCAGCAGCTTCAACTTCAGTTTTCCATGCAACTGTTGTTCCTGCATAACCTGGTATTGAAACATTCCCGACAAGATTAGGCATATAAGTTGCACCTGCTGCAAATAAAACCATGTTGTCTGTTAAAGGTGGCATGATTGCCTTTTTATCTTCCTGAACAATTTCCTGTCCTGCTGTTGCTGTTCCTGCAAGAATATCAGCACGTTTTTCATTTTTTTCTGTTGCAGGAATAAACAGATCACCATAAGTTGATAGTCCTGCCTTTAGAAATGATTCTTTCCCAACTGAAAATAATTCCCTTGCAGAACGTGGCATTTCACGCATCTCAACCTTTGAACGGATTGCCTGGATAAGACTGAACGGTTCTTTTGGTTTTATGATATTAAATCCCTGTATTGCAGATCCAGTTTGTTTTCTGTTTTCTGATTCCATCCGAAGGTCAAGATCTTTGATCTTTTTCAGGTTAGCTTCAATATCTGCTGTTTCTTCATCAGTCATTGCCCTGCTTTCTGTTTCAACCAATGAAAAGATTTCATCATTCTTTTCAATTATTAATGCTTTCGCATCCTTTATTTCAAGAACTGTCATTGCCATTGCAGTTATAATGCCTGATTCAAATAATGATCCATTTGTAATAATAAGACTAATAAAAGCCATTATCACAAATACAAATAATGTGGAAGGATTAAAAAATCCTTTAATAAAGTTTTTCATAATTTTCTATTTTTAAATTTAATAATATTGTGTTCCCTCTTTAGATTGATTTCCCTTTCAGACCTTGTAACCTTTGCACCTGAATCTGTTATAGCAGCATCTGAAGTTTTTGCTTCAGAAGTGTTAACATCATCTTCTTCAATGATCTCAATTCCTGATTGAATAAATTCATCCAAAGATCTGATTGCAACTGATGTGTCCTGATATGCTTCCCGATAAACAGGTGACATATCAAAAACCTTTTCAAAATCAATGATAGTTCTTAAAACTGAACCATCAGATCTTTTAATCCATTTATCATTTTTTACTGCAAAGGAAAAGGATGATTTTTTTATATCGCCTCTTTTGATCCCTTCCAATAATTCATTTCCTAAATCAAATAATGGTGCATCAAAACGATATTTCACACCCTTATCTTCAATAGCTATATTCAAAGAACCTTTTCCAAATTCAGAACGTGCCAATACACCCCTGTTAATGTTATGGTTCATTAATGCAAATATATCATTCTTTTCAATTAAAGAAGATGCTGCTGATGGATCAATGATCTCTGTAAATCCACCAAGATTTTTTGATTCTTTATTGAATACGATTCCAAAACCTTCAACAGTCCTTGAATCTTCAATATTTCTAACTTCAGCTTCTTCAGCTTCAATTATCCTGACTTCCTTTTCCATTGTCTGATTGATTTATTGTTGTGTTCTTATCAACTGGTTTTTCCTTTGTTCCTATCTTATCAACTGAAACAAGATTGATCTGCACCATTGGCTTTTCAGCATTAGCATGGTTATATTTCGGATTTCCACATTCCTTCCTTACTTCATTGACATTATATCCACCTACCTGAAACATCTTTGAAACATAATTGGCTTTTGCATCTAAATTTGCCCTTAACAGTTCATTGATATTCAGATTAACTTTTGTTGTGGATCTCTGTGATGGACGGAATAATTTTCTGTTAACTTCAGATTCAATCTTTGAATCAAAAGGTGATATTGTATCTGTTAAATATCCAAGTTGAAATGATTCAATATTGGAATATGTAAGGTTATTATCATCAAATGCTTTTGAAGGTGAAACACCAAAGAACCTGCAAATATCAATAACATTAAATTTCCTTGTTTCCAACATTTGAGCATCTTTCGGATTAACAGTTACAGGTTTAAATTCCAAGCCTGATTCCATAACTGCAATACCGCCTGGTGTTCCATCAGTAACATCAAAAGCTGCTGCCCATGATGCTTTTAATGAATCTGCTTTTTCTTTAGTTAATTTCCCTTCTGTTGTTAATATCCCTGACATATTTGCGCCTGAAGTAAAAAACCCCTTAGCTGATGCTTCTGATGCACCTGATAGATTAAGAGAATTGACTGCATAACTCAATGTGCTTATTCCCATCATCCCATTGTATGAAAAATTAATAATATGAATAATATCTTCACCTTCAATTTTTCTTTCAAGACCTGGATAACCAACAATGTAATAAATTGATCCATCATCACGTTGATACATTTTGAAATTTTCATTTAATAGAATCAATTTTGTTGGTTCGCCAATTCCATCCCTGATGATCTCAATCAATCCATTCCCTTCCAAAAGAACTTTTGTAATACAGGTTTTCCAAAGTGAAAATTTACTCATGGAAGGATTTGGTTCATAATTCAAAAGCCTGTTATGTTTATGAAATTCATTAACTGACCATCCTTCAGATCCACTAAATTGCAAAATGTCAAAAGGCTGTGAAGCAATATCATTTGATATAACATCAACACACCTGTAAACAGCAGATAGTTGAAGTGCAGTTGTTATTGAAACAGGTGAATAAACAGAATTATATGGTAATCCCAAAGAATCAACATAATCAACAGTCAATGATCTTTTTTCTTTTTTCGGAAGCAAAAAGCTAAATGGATTCTTCATCTTTTTTCACTCTTTTTTTGGGTGTGTTGAAATATGGCTTCATTGAAATTATTGTTTCCTTTAACACATAATCCCAAACAAATTTTGAACATGGCTGTAAAAGTGATATGATAAAATCCTTTTCACCAAATTCATTGAAATGTTCCTGTAACTTTTTGTTTTCATGTTTTCCTGCTTTCAGAAGAATTAGATTCATCTTCCATTTTGAATCAATATCAACCGCTTTTAAAACCAATATCCTTTCAGGATCTGATTTAGATTTAACCTGATAAATACCTGCTAATTCCATAATTGAATTTTTTAATATATATTAGTTCCAACATATTCTGCATCCTGAATCTGTGCTGCAAGTGCCTGAAGTGCTGCAATAACCCCATCAATCTTTTTCTTTTCACTTCCTTTATTTGGCTTTTCATTACCTGCAAAATCTTTCTTAATTTCAACATTCCGTAAACAAAACCTGATAATCGGATTATCATCCAACACAACCTGATGTTTCAATATCAATCTTTCAAATTCCTTTGTGCAACCGTTGAAATTTCCAATTGTTTGTGTAAATGGCTCTAATGGTAACTTTTCATTTGTGCATTGAATTGCCCATTGTGTAGCATTATACCTATCATAAAAGATTTTATTTATGGTGAACTTTTCATCAGCATCCAAAAGATCCTTTGTTATATAATCATAATCAGTAACATTGCCTGATGTAGTTGTCAAATATTTGGCATTATGCCATTGTTTATAAAGTTCCCTATCAGGACGTTCTTTCAGGCTGTCATAAGGAAGGTAAAAATCAAAGAAGAAATAATACAAATCATCCTTAAAAAACAGGTAACTAACAGCAGTTAGATCCCTGTTAGATGAAAGATCCACCCCAACATAACAATCCATCCCTGCAAAATCATCCCTGTTGATCTTCTTTGTTGCTTTAATCACATAATCATCAGGAATCCAAACATTAGCAGAATCACACCAAAGATTTAGATTTTTTGTCTTAACACCCACTTCATCAGCAGGTGAATTGATTGCCTGGATGACCTGATTGCCAATAAATTCAGTTGCAATAGTGATATTCAGATTCGGATTTGACTTGATCCAATGCTTTTCATCCTGCCAATCATCATCATCATCCAGGCAATAAATAGCAGAAAATAATGAATCATCTTCTTTTATCCCTGCTGTTATCTCTGTTGCAACAGTCCGAAGTTCATAACATGGAAGGCTTTTATCAAATCCTGCTGTTGTGATGGTTATCAATAATGGATTTTTCCGCATCCCCTGACTGGACCTGATTACATCACGAACCCTTGAATTTGGTGCTGAATGATATTCATCAATAACACCCATTGAACTATTATAACCATCCAACTTATCTGAATCTGAAGCTAAAACTTTAATAAATGAATTTGTGGAAGGATAGATTATATCTGCTCTGAATCTTTTCAGGTATTTTTCAAAAGGATCAAAGCCTTTTGTGAATCCCCTAACTGTATCAAAACATCTTTTTGCCTGATCTTTGCTGTTTGCAGCTAATAAAACTTCTGCTGCTGCTTCACCATCAGCAATCAAATGATATAATCCAAGTGCAGCAACCAATGCTGTTTTTCCATTTTTCCTTGCAACTTCAATATAAGCTGTTTGGAATCTTCTTAATCCTGTTTTTTTCCAATAGAATCCGTAAATATTGGCAATAATAAACTGCTGCCATGCTTCTAAAACAAAAGGTTTTCCATCATGTTCACCTGTAAAATGATGAAGTGATTCACAAAATTCCAAAACATGATTGACTGCTTTAGGACGAAATTCAAGATCCTTCCGTTTAATATCCTTCTTAAAACGCTTAATTGCGTTTTTTATATGAATCCCTGATGGAATAACTTCTTTTAAAATGTCATCACAATATTTGTGATAAATTTCCATTATCTTATTTCTCTTGAATTGTTAATAAACTTTTCAACAGGTGAACTTTCTTCCAAAACAGGAAGTTCAGAATCTTTATTTGATTTTGGTGTTAAATTGAACTGGATCAATAGCTTTGTGATGCTAAATTGCGCATCAGTTGCAATCTTCAATGCAGGATGTGCTTTTGTAACTCGCATTTTTTGAAGAAAAACAGGTTCCATGCCTGGAAGAACCTGCTGAATTGCAGGATCTGACATTTCCTGAACAATGCCATCCCTTAAAAGAATATCCATTGCCTGAAAGTAAATGTGGTATGAATCTGCTAAAATTTGAAGTGCTGCTGAATAATTGCCTGATTTGGATTTATCCCTGCTTAAAAGCCTGATGATTTCATCCATCTGAATCTTTGCTTTAGGATGAACATAATCAGGAATAAGAAAATTGGCTTTCATTTGCAAAATTTTCCCCAAATGTATTTTTTATTATCTTTTATTCCTAATTAAGTTTTCAACAATTTTGTGACAATCTATACACAATGATTGAAGATTATCATAATTAAAGGCTAAAAATTGAACTTCTTCTTCTGTTTTTCCTGTTTGAAATGGAATAATATGATGGATTTCTTCTGTTGCATGAACTCTGTTATTTTCTAAACATCTTTCACACAAAGGATCATTTTTGAACTTTAAATTTCTGATCCTTCTCCATCTTTTATCCTGGTAAATGAATTGATATTTCTTCTTATTTACTGTTGGATCTCGCTGCTTTTTAAGTCCCAAATTTATTGAAGGCATTTCTTTTAACGTATTTCAACCAGTTGAATCTTTTTCTTATTGATATATATTCAGGATCATCTTCATGCTTATATGCTTCCTGTTCAAAGGATATATATATATAAGCATCCTTTTTATATCGAATCTTCTTGAATAACCATTCAAATAAATACCAAAGATAAAAGAAAATTATAAGCATTTCCTTTTGCTGCTCCCAATGGATCATTTCATGGTTAATTGTATCTGATGAAAATTGATCATCATCAATATATATTCCAACAGGACAAAGTGAAATTGCATAAACATCTTTAAATGTAAATGCTTTTAAAAACTTACCCATTTTTTTAATCTTCATTTCTTTATTTGTTTAAAATAGTGGAATCATATTCTTTAGCCCTTTTCCTTAATTCATTAAATTCAACTACTGGAATAGTAAAACCCTTAAATCTATAATCTACCTTTTTACCACTGATATATGTTGTTAAATCATAACAACTTTCAACAAATTCTTTTGCATTAAATATTTTAGTTATCTTGTCTTCCATTGCCATAGTTATTTAGTTATCTTTTCAGGTACGTTATCAACATCACCGTATTTATCGAGCAATGGTTCCACTTCATTATATAAGCTATATCCTTTTTCAAGAAGTACAACCGCATTATTAAGCTGTTCTTTAGCAAGCGGTAAAAGTCCCATTCCTAACTTAGCAACATTATCCAAGTTATAATTTGCATTTTGTAATGCTTCTAAAATTGTTACTGCCATGATTTTGGTTATTTAGTTATTTACTCTCTCTTATTACTTTTTATATTACGCTAAACCCTAATTATTGGGGGTTATCGTTATTTAAAAGATAATCCCTGTACCATTTTATTGCTTCTTTCCATACCGTTAAAGGCTGATATACAAAATGAAGATTGCTAAATGCCCTTTCTACTTCCTCATCACTCACCTCTCTCATCTTCGAGTTGTGGTACTGCTCTGCGTGAGTTTTGAAGGCACTTTCTAACATTCTAATCATCCACCTACAAGACGGGTTATCACCTTCATAATCTAATGTGAAGTACTGAACTCCAATAGAAAATTGAACTTTATAATGTCCGTTCTGTTTTATTACTTTCGTTTTAAGCATATCCTCTGCCTCTTGTGGCTCTTCCGTACTTTGGCTGTCTTTTACTACGGGTTTTGGCTCAACTTTCTTGAATGAAAATATATATTCCTCATCAGTAACATCATTAACTACTTTAGCCTCTATATGAGTTTTTAATCCAAGCATCATAAAAAGTTTAAGTGTATGTTTTGCTGTAAGTCTAATAAATGAATCAATAGTGTCTGCCTTATCTTTTTCTGAAATATCACTCAATAATGTCACTTCTTCCCTCTGCTCTATCTCTTTGTCAAGGGCGGTGAGATGTTCTTTGAATATATTTCTTATTGCAACAAACTCTTTAGATTCTTCTCCATGTTTTAGAATTGCAGATACAGAGAGTATTCTTACAAAATCTTCATAATGCTTTACTAATTCTTCCAGTTTCTCTATCTTCTTCTCTTGTAGTGTTTTCATAGGTCTGTTATTTACTGGTTATTTGTTATTTAAGTATTCATCAATATGTTTTATAGTATAGTGATCTATTCCGCCACAATCTTCATAGTAATCTTCCATCCATTTTATAATTTCCTCCCTCATCTGCGCTTTGTGGTATTGCTCCATAGCTTCAAAATGTTTTCTGATAATCTGATTAGCCTCCTTATAATGATAATTATGATATTCAAAGTTATAAGCATTTTTCTGAAGGTCATTAAATAAATCTGTTAGTGCAAACTCAATAATTCCTTTCTCAATCTCTGCCTCTTGTGGCTCTTCCTTTTTATAATAACAACTTGCATCACAATTACCTATTAATTCTCCACAATTTGAACATCTAAATTGCTCTTTGCTCTCTTGCTCTTGTGGGGGAGTGGCGAGAATCTTATCAAGCTTGCTTCTTAATATACCTGCAAAATCATGACTTAAATCAAGTGTAGAATATGGCTCTAATGGCGGCGCAACATTCGGACATTCTTCATCAAGCCAATTAATTAATCTATTTATCAGTTCTTCTTTAGTTGTCATAGTTTTTAGTTTATTGTGCGTTCTTCACCTGTTAAAGCAAAATATAAGTTCTGAAGTTGGTGAACGTATTTAATATTCTTTAAATCAACTCTATGATTAATCTCACATGGGTATATTATTCCAAACTCATACTCTTTATTTATTTTATGAACATAATAAATATCATCTTTCTCGTAATATTCATTTGGTTTGCACCCACAATCTTCAAACTTAAACTTCAATAACCATTCTTCTGTGAGGGGGATGGGACTATGATATTTATTAAACTCCTCATTCTTTTGTTGTACCCATGCAATATCCTGAACTTCAATAACAGTAAATTCATCAATATCTTCGGGTTGACCTCCATTATAAACAATATAATTCCCGATCCTTAACTCTGTTGCTTCCATATCTATTAGTTTGAAATCATTAATATTATATTTCTGTAACATCAATTCCGATTGATTTTAAAAGTTCATTTATCGTTTCAAAGGTTTGTGATTCAGAATCAAAATAGTATATAGTCTCTGATTTACCAAATGATCCATATTGTCCTTTTCTTTTTTTTGTTTTAGTTTCTTTATAAAACTTTCTTCCGTTTACAAGATTATCGGGAGCCACAATAGTTAATTCGTGTTTCATAAGGTGAGCAGTATCAAATGCCATATGGCAAATCATTTTACCTTCTATCTTCAAATCTTTAATTTCCATGTCATTTTAATTAGATAAAATTAATATTATTAGTTAAAAAAATATTCCACCCCTTTTTAAAGGATAAGATCCTGAACATTTAACAATCAGATAATGATCAATCTTCCTGTGAAGATCTTCACATAAATATAAACATTCAAAATAAATAAAAGCCTGATTCAATCTAAATTCAAAAAAAACAGGACTTCTATCATAAGAATCCAAAACATAATATTCATCAATCTTAATTACATTTTCATCCTTTAATTCAAAAAATAAATCAAATGGCATTGATAAATAATGCTTGTATCTTTTAGGTCTGTATCTTCCATTCTGAAGTGTTTCAGTAATAAAAGATTTATCTGCTTTTTGCTTTTCAGCAATAATCAAATCATTAAGAAAATCTTTCATAATTTTGTTTTTTTTATTTCAAAAGATTTAATAACTGCTATGCAAATTAATAATTTTGCCCATTTTTCTTCATCATCTTTAGATTCTTTGAAGGCTTTCTGCATCTTAAATTCAATACTTTCAGGAACATCACCAATAAAAGCATTAACTTTAAAATGATCCCAAGCCTGTTCAGGTGTTTTCATATATTCAGGATCTAATTTTTTCATGTCTTTACATCTTTCATCAATTCTTTCATTTCTGCCTGGTAACCTATCTGCATTAACTTTGCAGCTAATTCAGCTTTAGTAATTTTAATCCCCTGCATCTTATAATCAAGTTGCATTGATTCAACTTTTAACCAAAATTCAGGATCTTGAAATACAACAATCCCTGATTTTAATTTTTCAATTTTTTCCATAATTTTTTTATTTTTAAAATTAATCTAATCCAAAATCCAAACTGTTTCAACTTTTTCAAAATCAGCTTTTATTTTTTTATGCTTCTTCTTTAACTGAAGCCAATGATGCTTTTTTCTGATGTGCATCTTGTTTTTTTTCATGTTTTTATATGCCATAACTGTAAATATTTTTTACACTAACTGTTAAATTCTTTTACACTTCAAAACTCTGATTTTTCATTTTTGCCTTGCGTGGAAAGACGAT